TAGAACCTTCACGCTCTAGCAATTCAATGTTTAACATTCCACCATAACCACCGCCATCATGGTAAATACCTTTTATTGTATATTGTTTTTCAATTTCTTTTGTTTTTTCATGGTATTCATTTACAGCATACCTTGTGAATGTAAAATCTCTACCATCCCATAAAATTCTTCTTTTCACTCTTTCCTTTAAAAAGGTTTCTGATAACATTTTACCCATTATCAATCCCCCTTTAAAATACCAGAGTTATTTCTTCTGTACTTTTGAGCAATTCTCCTAAAATACTTTGAAGTATCAGAACTTTCAAGTCCAGATAACACTAAAGAAGTATCTTGTGATTTCAAAATTAAACATTGATATGCTGTATCATTAAAATCACCATTGTTTTCGTTATAATAAAAGTCCAATTCTTCATCCTCGAAAAACGGACAATCTCTTTCACGCAAAACAATTTTAAGACGCTCTAAAACATTTTCATCCATTTTTCGACACCAACCTTTACATAACTTCTTTAATCATTTTCCGCAACTGACTATTGTTTTTACCGCTTGCATTTAAACCAAGACTTTCTGCTTTTAAAACAAGTTCATCATGGTTCATTTCAGAAAGAGGTTTTTCAACTTCTTCTTCTGCAATCGCTTCATCCCACTCTTCATCTGCTACTTCATCATCTTCTGTATCTTCTACAACTTCATCAGAAGTATTTTCTTCTTCAACAGGTTCAATTACTTCTTCCTTAACTTCTTCCTCAATATGGGAAGTGGGGGATTTTTCTTCCCCCACAATTTCCCAACCAGAGTCTTTAAAGAAGTTACGAAAAGCAGAAAAAGAAACAACTTTTTTTAAATCATTTTTCTTAATCGTAACTAACATACTTTTACCCCTTTTTATTTACCTACATCTGCAATACAAATTTCATTGATACGCTCAAAACTAGGCAGATAAATCATAGAAACCTTGGTATCTACGTTTACAGGATCTACCTTGTGAGAAGTGGTAACAGCAACACCTGTATCAACAATAGAAACATTTGCTACCTTTGAAGTAAGTAAATCGCTCTGTTCCGGGGTAGTACCAAACCAACCATTACCCAACTTACCTTCGGGGATAAGTACAAACAGATCATCTGGAACATAAGAAGTTACATTACCTGCTTCATTTACAAACTTCTTGGTATATACAGCAATAGTAATACCAAGTTCAGAAAGCAGATACTGTCTAACTCTCTCATAAGAAACAGGTGCAATAGAGTCATTACCCCAAATTGCATTTTTAATCAACTGATTGTTGTACAGATAACCCATGGTTTTCTGGGAACAAATCGCTCTAGTAGGTCTGCTACCTGTTCTCTGTTCAACTTCATCCTGCCAAGCACGAATATCAGCAACAGGATCAGAATTTGCAAAATCAGTCCAATCCTTATCAGAAGGGGTCTGATAACTAGAGTCAAGACCATAATCATACTCATAGTCCTGTCCGTTTGCGCTAATTGAAATAGCACCTGTGGTAAGCAGAGACATTCTCATACGCTCTCTCTGCGCTCTAGCACCACGCAACAGAGACATTTCATCATCAAAAATACGATTTACAACAGCATCAATGTACGCTTGATTTCCCGTTTCCAGAACCATATTCAGCTGCTGTCTATTTTCTTCATCAATCATCGTAGACTCTTTGAAGAACGGCATTTTTGTTCTAACCTCTTGGAAACCAATTCTATCACGCTTCAAAGCTGCTACATCATAAGCACTAGGTTTCAGAACAACGGGAAGTCCAGATGCACCCTTGATCCATTCAAGATTAAGACCAAGTTTCTGCTTATCATCAAAAAGTTCCTCACCGAGCAGATTTTCAGTTTCCTGCTCATTTCTCACATTCCAATAAGAAGTGATGTTTTTTGCTGTAACATAATCAAAAATTGTCTTAGGCATTTATTTTTTCCTCCATGTTCTTTTTTCAAAAAAATTACTTAATAATCTGGATCATCTTCAAATCTGCAACAGCACTTGTAAGTGCAGTAGCAACAGCGGTTTCAACCTTGCTTACATCAATGATACCAGAAATAACAATCTGGCTGTTCTTAGTGCCACTTGTTACATCAACATCATGCAGGATAACACCTACAGGTTTTGCACCTGCGCTACCAGAAATGGTAAAAGCGGTTTCTCTTGCAGTAAGACTACCATAAACAGGTGTACCTGCCTTTACAATCTTCTTACCATCACTATCTGCGGAAACACCCGTATTTGAAATTTTGATAGAAACAGCGGTACTGTTCTTTTCATCTACAAGAATGTTTTTTTCCGGCGCACCATAAGTTCTAGTTTCAACTCCTGTTTGGTTCAACATTTTTCATTCCTCCTTAGAAAAAATTACTTTTCTTTTCTTTACTACCACATGCAAATCTTTCTGCAAGTGATTTACCATAGTCATTTGTATTACCATCACCATTGTCACCACCCTTATTATTACCGGGTGTTCCACCTGTATTATCATTTGAATTGCTCTCAAAGAAACTAGAATATCTATTTTCCTTTTTCATTTCTTCAATTACATCTTCAAGTTTTTTATCATCAGATACTTTTGACATAGCAATAGTCAATACATCATCAATAGAGTCTTTATTAACTCCGTTTGTAAAACAGGTCAATTTTGCTTCTGCTAAAACTGCCCTCTTTTCAACCTCTGCTTTATCTTTCAAAGCATTGTTTTTTGCTTCTTCCTGCTTCTGTTCTTCCGTTTTCTGTGACTCTGTAAATGCTTTTAGCAGGTTAAAAGCATTTTTGGCTTCTTCCTCTGTTTTAAAACCAAGTGAATTTAATACAGATTGTTTCCCTTCACGTTTTTCTTTTGCCATCATGGAATTAACCTGTTCCTGTGTAAACGTTTTGGAATTATTCTGATTATTCTGGTTGTTCTGATTATCATTTTGATTATTAGAACCACCATTATTATTATTTTGATTTCCAGAGTCATTCTGATTTTGATTTCCTCCGTTATTATCATTTCCTGCATTATCATCTGCAAAAAACTGTAAATTTAACGGAATAAGATTTTTTGTTTTTTTCATTTTAATTTTCCTTTCTAAAATCCACTAAACTGTGGTAGTTTTCCCATAAATGGGTAAAATATCCCTTGTTATTATATTAAATCAAACAACCCTTTTTGTCAAGCATTACCTTAGTGTTTCAGCAAAATAATCAAGTTCATCATTCAGTTCTGGATCACCGTCTCCAACAGCCCAATCCATGACCGCTTGTCTTGCGCTTTCTTCATCCCAAGATGTTACAATTTCAAATGTACAATTTCCATTTGGATGATCTAATGGTAATTGGTCTTTCGGATATATACCCTCACCAAGCCCATAATCATCCATTGTTTCACGTTCAATACATACAGCACAAACATTGTGTGCGCCAGATGTTACCCACCTGTATGCTTCTATAAAAGGGTTGTTTATTGTTGCTGACACAAACGCTTCTTGATAAGCGTGTTGTACCATTGTTCTTGCTAAACGCTCTGCATTGTAGTCTACAGAACCTTGTGAACCATAAATTGTTTTTGCATAATCTGGATTTACATACTTTTCCAGATTTTTTGCTATCTCATAAGTTGATTGACCTTTTGCAATTCCCCTAGAAACAATCCTGTTTATATCTCGCATAACCCTCTGATTGTTTCCCCAAATAGAACTACTTAAAGAAAATCTACCATTGTACAATCTCCCGGTGATAACCATATCAACCATATTAGAAACAATCTTGGGATCTACACGGTAATTGTAAAACCCAAGATTGTTTAAAAATAATCTATTGTTATCTAAAACTCTTTCAACTGTACTCTGTGAATTTATCTTTATCAAAGGTTCAATTTTATTACCAACAAGTAGCAATTTCTTTTCAACCTCAATACTGAAATTATTTAGCCATATTCTATCAGTTTTATCTGATCTTGGGTCTAACCTATCAGTATCTTTTTTTATATCTTTAAATAAATCTTTGTAAAATTTCCTAATGCTGCGTACAGTTGTAATAATGATGTTTGTTCTGTATCTTTCAGCATCTTCAAAAGGATTTTTCATTCCCATAATTCACACCATTATTCAACATTTCTAGCGTTAGGGCTTTCGTTTTCCTTTAACTGTGTATAAGTACCATTTTTTTGACCATCATTTTGCTCTTCATCAGAATTTTCATTTTGAACATCATCATTTTCTTCTTCATCAATACTTTTTACATTATCTGTGCTATAATTCAGATATGTATTATCAAGCATTTCTGACTCCATTTTAATTTGTTCAAGTTCTTCATCTGCCTGTAAAGAAGTAAGCCCTCTCCATTTTTTCAAATAAGACTTCCTAGACATAACTTTTGCGTCAATTTCTAGTAAATCTGTTTCTTTTTCTTCTTTTACATCTTCTGGAATTGGATAGTTGTTTTCAACAAAAACCTCATATTCAATATCCGGGATTGCTTCTTTAGAATATCTCTTTGCACATGACTTATATTTCCTACCACCATCTATAACAGCGTTAGCAATCCGAATAAGGGCATCTGACCAAGATTGTAGCATCTTTTCATCACAACGTACCGTAAGACCCCAATATAAGGCTTGTATGGTCTTTCCAGAGGTAATTACACCTGCCAACTGATCCGATGTAATATTTGGAACATCAACAGCGGAGTACATTTCATTTTCAATTCTTTCCAGAGTAGTCTTTAAAGGCTCTGAATAATTCATAGCAGTTTCAATAATACCAACTTTTGCTGTTTGTGAAGTATCTGTTGGTTTATCTGTATCTGTCTGAATATCCCAATAACTACCGGGAGAAGTTGAAAGGTTTTTGGTGCTGTCTTGGCTTGCATCAATAGTGTATCTGATAGGGTGCATTGTCTTTCTTTCAGAGTCCATATCAGAATTGGCTAATTTACTGTAATACTCTTCGTAGTCCATCAAATAAGTCAATTCAGAAACACCACGTTTATCACCAGACAAACCATCATTCAAAACAACAACGGCAGGAATATAATCTAATTTTATTTCAGTTCTTTCGCTTACAACCTCTATAACCTCACCAACACCATCATAGATTTCTTCTTTAAACCACACCTTTTCATTTTCATCTTTTTCATATACTTTTCTATGCCATTTTTGTTCTGATAAATACTCACTACCTGTTATCTCATAAAATGAAATAAACTTGCTAAGTTCATCATTTTCATCAAACTCATAAATAAAATTTGTTGATTTTAAAAAGGTAATTGTAATTGTATTCTTTGATGTAAAATTTACAACAATACCAACCCTCTTACCAATAAAACTATCTTTAATTCCTTTTAAAAGTTTTCCGAAAAACTTTGTCTTTTCAAAAACTTTATCAAGATAATTTTGAATTATTGCATAATCTTCTGCATTTTCTTCTGAAATATCATCAATGTTTACACTAAATGTAGGTGGATTTGCAAAACAAAAACGTGCTTCTTTATTTAACAACATAGCTGCTTTTTTATAACGCAATTTAGAAGGTGTATAGTCACCATTTGAACCTTCAACAGAAAAATCCATACCTTGTTTGTAAACATAATAATATCTCAAAATTTGCACAAATTCATTTTGAAAACTTTTACACATATTCACATCAAAATCCTTTTGCATCATAGCCCAAGGAATTGTTGGAAATGTTCTAAAATATGCTTCAAAATCGTCAAGTGGTGTTCCTGTTGTAACATCACCTTCTTGAATAGCCATCAACTTTTCTTCTGACATACCAATACCTCTTTACATGAATTTCTGTCTTTTTCCTGCTTCAATTTCTTCTTTTCCGCACTTCAAATAATGTTCATAATATCTTCTCCAATGTGCGCCATATAATGCGTTAAGATCACTCATTGTTTCACGATATTTTGTAACATCAAAATGAATACTTGCAATTCTTGCTTCATCCATACCGAATAAAACAAAATGCTTTAAAAGAAGTTCCGGGGTTTTAACACCTGCATTATCAAAATCAATATCTTTGTATCTGTTGTAGTAAAAATCTCTGTTATAAACAGGTGAATAATCAATACCCTCGTAAATATTATTCATTATATCAGTTTTCTTTGTGACACTTTCCACTACAACAGGCTTTGCTTTAACCATAGAACCATTTGTAAGGTTTACAGCTGCATGGTGCTTTTCTTTCAAAAGAATATCTCCACGCATTAAATACTTATCTGAATTGAGATATTCTTTTTTTGTGATCCATTCAAAATAACCACTATTTAACAGATATTTTTTCATTGTATAACTTGTAAGAGAATTATTACCGATTAACAAAAACTTTGTTGGCACTCCTGCATAAGCAAGACATACACAGGTAAGTGCAGTACAATCAGTTTCGCATGGAGTTGTAGCAAGTTTCGGATCAAAACATTTTAATTTTACTTGACTCCAAAGTGTCATTCTTTGCCATTGGTCATAACCAATATTAGGATTTGCACAGGCTCTTTCCATAGCAACAGCAATCTTTTCTCTCATTACATCACTTTTGCATCTTAAAACACCAGACCAACCACCAGAATAAATATAAAAACTTCTGGTAAATACCTCTTTCCCGGTTTGATCTCCTGCTTTACCTGCATGATATTGTTTATTTTCATCTTGGCTTGCTTGACCTATCATATATAACTCCTTTTTAATGAACAATAGTCCTATTTAGTTGACTACTTATACATCTTCTCTGCCGTAGAATTGGATTGTATAGAAAAACAAATTTGTACTTCCAGATACTTTTGTAGTTTCTACAAGAGCTATTTTCTGATACGTTCCAATCACAGTATTCGCAACAACAAGTTGTTCGTTTGAAAATTCATTCGTTAATTCATCCCATGTATTTCCATCATTTGAACCTTTTACCTTGAATTTGTCTGTTGAGGAACCTGATGTATATTTTATCCTCGCACACATAAAGCGAACTGATTTTCCATAGTCATAACCACCATAGTTGCCAACGCTATTGGGAAATGCACCATCCGTTGAATCATTTCCGTCAAATACTTGCCAAAATGTAACTCCACTAGGATTGTAAAATACTGTTCCACTAGGTGTTGTATCACTTGTCATTGTAGGCACTTTGACGTTCAATACACTTTCAAAGTACGTGGAGTTGCAAATTGCTTCTCTCCAATCACTATCAGCCAATAGTGTGTTGGATGCATAGTTGTTCTGACCGATGTAGGTCATGGCATTGGAGTTTTGGCAGATGCCGTCATATATGAATTGCATTTCTTGCATCTGTGAATAATAACCACGGCTTGCATATACGTTCGATGTTGTAAACTTCAGACGGTATGCAAGATAAGCTGTGTCGTTCGATAACGTGATAGTTCCCCAATGTTGAAGGTCTGATGGAAGATTTATCGTTTCAATCTTTGAAAAAGTGACACCGTCCAAAGACGCTTCAAGATCAACTTCTGTTTGTGTCCCGGTTGCATCATTTTCATATCGCTGAAATACCTTTATTTTGTTTACTTTTTTTGGTGTCTGGAATTGATACCCAATGTAATGAGGGTAAGGAACATTTGATGAATATACCGACCATGGATAATTATTATTGGTAGATCCATCGAATGCATGCCATAAGGGAAAGGATGCGCTTTCTTGTGTTCCTATGCACTCACCACTCGGAGTTGTATCGCTAGTCATTTTCGGCACAAGTGCTTCATTACCGATGAAGTCTTTTGACCTTACCATGTAGTCAACCGCATTGTCACTTGCTATCAAAGTCTGTAAAATACCTGTATCAGCAAGAACCTCGGCAAGTGTTGTGTATGTCGGATTTGAAATTCCTGCACATTTTTGCCAAATGGTTACATCATTGATAGGTGTTACGGTTTTTCCATTCGGAATAGAGGGTTGAAGTTTTGCTATGCCTACTATAAGTGCTCCACTTTTATCATGTGCCGTTTCACCCTCTAAAAGTGTTTGTGGTGTTACACTATCTTGCGTTAAATCAATAAGAGTTGTATTACCATAAACAACTTTATTTATATTCTCATTATTAGTCATAATATTCTCCTATATTGAAATAAAAACAATTTAAAAGCATGGATAATATTTTCATACTTATTTTTGAATTTTATTAAAAACCACTTTAAACTCAATATCGAACATAGGGGTTGCCCTTATAAGGGCAACCCACAGGTTAAAAATCACACAAACTTTCATAACACGATTATTTAATGCCATATAGGCTCTATTTAATTACCATTTTCGCCACCTTTTTATATATACCTTTTCTGCCATCTTTTAGGTTGGACTTCTACTGAATTTATTTTATTGTATTACTATAAAATCAAGGTGTAGGTGCTAAACTGCCAATCGTGCAAGTTTTACCTCCAGCAGCATTATCAGTTTCAGTATAAGCAATAGCAGCTACAGTTACCTGTGACAAATAATCATAACCTGCATCTGGAAGAACTACCTGTTGTGTTGTATAAGGTGTTGCAGATTTGCTCTGTGCAGTAATTGCTTCACCTGTATATTCACCTTCTACACCAAGAATTTCTACACCTGCTTTAATATTTCCTGCAATAATTTTTGCCTGTTCTGTAGGGTCAATTTTTACCTTACCAGAACCATCATGGTAACCTTGCGCTACACTATACTCCTGTGCTTTTGTAGTAATTACACCTGCAACAGCACCATTATTAGGCATAGTACCTGTTAAACGGCTACCCCTAGCATGTGCTGTTTTACCAGAAAGGATTTCACCTACAACAGCGGTATCATCACTTGTATCACTATCATAAGTATTTGTACCTGTAATTGGCGCACCAGACGCATCATGTGCTGTAACACCATTTGCAAGATCAGCAGCTGTAATTGTATCACTTGTCAAATCAATTAAAGTGTCGTTACCAAAAATAACTTTGTTAATATACTGATTGTTAGCCATATTAGCCATTTCCTCCTATAATTGCTGTCATTCCCTTTGGGTTACTTGTTTCAAAATAAGGTATTCCCAAAACATTTATGTCACTCAAAACAGATTTGTTTTTTGTTTCTACTATTTGCGGAACAGTTTTAGGTGTAATTTCTGTTTCACCTGTATAAACAGGTAACAAACCTCCACCACCATCTGTAATTTTCAATTTTATTCTTTGATCTTGTTTTATTTTTAAAGGTATTCTAATTTCAAGTGGGTACATCAAATCACCCCATCTTTCAAAATGCGTTCAATTTCAATACTCTCAATGGTTGTAGCGTAAGCAAGACCATTTGAAAGTTTGAAACGAACTTGAACATCTGCAATTCCTTTAAACAATTTCAAAGTTTCTTCCTGTGTAAATGATACTGTGATAACTTTTAATTCATTATCAATTTGCACATCTGAAAGGGATTTATTTATTTCAACCCTTGGAGATTTAATTGTTACAAATAATTCTGTAACATCGGATAAATCAATTTCGGTTTCCAACTCCAAATAGAGAGTTGGGGTAGTTCCTCTATACATCTTCACAACCCTCCAAAATATAATGCCCCTGTAAGGCTCAAATTTGACCAAATAGGGGCATTAAACTTTTCAACATATATTTTACTATCTAACGAGTTAGAAACGCTTACTGACCATTTACAGCCTTTCCATCAACCCATGCTTCACAGAAAGCATAGATAGCGGAACTGATTACAGTACAGACAATACCAAAACCTGCAATAACATCACTCCCGGTTGCAATACCAGAAATGCTAGTTCCGATACTTGCCAAAGCAGCTGCAACACAAATCCAAAACTTTCTACTCTTCCACTTTTCCATCTTCATTCTCCTTTCTGTCACTCCTTTTATTTTCTTTAGCAATTTCTCTAGGAATAACCTTATATTTTTTAGCCTGTTCTCCTGTAAGAACACACAGACCACTTTTCTGTTTTAAAACAACATCACCATACTTAGCAAACTTTCTGCCTGTAGGCAACTCAAACTGCATCTTTTCAAATTCATCATCTTCATTTTTAATTACACGAACAATACCTTTATTCATGTAATCTTTTAGCCATGTAGGAATATTATTTCCTGTGACTATATAACGTTCTATGTTAGCCATTTAAACCTCCAATCTGTTATAAATAACTTAAACTTCCACTTGTTCTTACAACTTTTCTATGAAACTTTATTTTTGATGCTTTTTCTCTTTTGATCTGCTTTTTTATTTTATCACAAGCATCATACCAATTTTCTGTAAAACCATCTATCCACTCCGTAGGTTGATTTTCAACTTCTTCCTCTGGTGGTAACATATCAATTTTTATTTTTACATTTGACTTCATCTTTTCCATTTTATCTACCCTTTTTACTGTTATTTTTGCGTTCTTTCAAATCTGCAACATAATAATCATCTAACGCATACCATACTGCACTTCAATTATGTTATCATAAGGCTCTTTATCCTTATTTCTTATGATTTGTATTCTCATAAGTCCAGAGTACCTATTAACTTTTTATAATTAAGGTTACGAACTTTATATTTACCTTTGACCGTCCAATTCTTTTGAATTGCTTGCGTAATATTTATTTTACCATCAAAAAACCTTCTTGCTTCACGATTGGAATAAAAATACTTTTTCTCATTTGTAAAAATGTCAGTAATCACAACAGATTGAATTTTGTATTTGCGATTTATAGAAAGCACTAATTTTAAATATGGCTTTGAAAGAATGTAAAATCTTTCTATTCTAACATCAACAGATCTTATTGTATAACCAATAAAATTTTCTGCTTCTAACAAAGAATTAAAACAGCCTACATAATTCAACCTAAAGTCATAAACAAAACATTTAACACCTTTTGATGTACTTATTTTTTCTACAGTTAGTGGATTTCTCATATTACCGCTATGATTAGTCCAATGTAAATTCCAATCATTATTGTTTAACTTATTTGTATCTATATGGTCTATTTCATTAAATTCTTCCGAATAGCCTTTTACAAACGCTAAACCTACAAGTCTGTGAATAAAGGTTTTTTTCCATCTACGCTCATTTTTAATTTTTAAAGAAACTTGTAAATAACCTTTTGAATTATACCTTTTTACAAGTTCAATTCCATTTGTGCCATACACATTTCCATAACGGTCAACTTCATAAACATCAAGTACATTTTCGTAACCGGGTAATGTATTTACTCTAGTTCTTGCATACATTATTATTCCCTCCTAAGTTTCATTGGCTCTTGGCGATATTTTTGTTTCCTCAATCGCTACTCGTTGCGTGTGTCAGTTGCTTTTACCACAATCTGACTTCCCTTCTGATTGTCATTTCAGACTTCCCAGATATTCCAACGATTTATACACCCCTAAGTGCAAACTAAAGGTGTGGGGATCTATGTTGAAATTACCATAGTCCAAACTGCCATCTGGTTTCTTTTTATAAGTAAGGTCTTTCCATTCCCTAATTGTATTATGACAATTACTACTGCAAATTATACGTTTAAAACGCTTCATCTTTTTTGTATTTGCAATTCTGCTACCCTCTGTCTTTTTATCACACTTTTTCAAACAAGGGCGCATTTGAAAACCTTGTTTCCGATAATATTTAATGGATTTGGGTTCAGCACAATCAGCCCGGATCACTTCATCTTTAATACCTTTATCCCACTTTTCAAGTGCAATCGCTGTTTCATCATCACTCATGTGGTTTCTGTAATATTCATCATAAATATACAGCCATTTATTCACATCATCCACAGCACACTTGATTACAGCGTTATAACTTGTTTCAAAACCAAAATCCATGCCAGTTCTATGGAAATTAGCAGGAATACCCATAACAGCCTTATCTACAAGTTTTGCAGACATAACCTCAAAATTAGGTAATACTCGCAAACCTGTAGCACCAAACTGTCCTAGTCTTGCAATAGTCCATAATTCCTTATCATAGGTTTTCATTTCATCCAATCGTCTTATATAAGCAGGTGGTAAGAATTGGTTATCATCACAGGTACTATGGTGATAATACACACCATTTTTAACCAACACCTTTTTCTTATACAAAACTTCTGGTTTCAAAATAACTGTAGTTTCACCATCACTTTCTGTTTTCTCAAAAAACTGTTGGTAAACCCAATTATTTTTACTGATAGGGTTACAAGTCAGAATAAAGTGCATTGAAATACCATTTGTTCTAATTCTTCCTAGAATTTCCAAATAGGCATCCAAACTTACTTCTGAACATTCCTCTATCCATACAATACTGACACCATTTAATGATTTCAGTTTTTCTGTGCTATCCATACCTTTAAAGATTATCCTGCTACCATTTGGGAATTTAAATTCAAGTGGTGCATTTTTAAAACACACTCTGGTTTTATGTTGTCTTACACCAACATCAGCAAGTAAACCCATATCATCCAGAACCTGTTTAATCAAATCGAATGTACTCTCTTTATGTGTATCATACACATCACGGAATACACAGCACTTTCTTTTTTCTTCAAACAGTTTCAAGATTATTTTCTGTACTGTACTATGTGATTTACTTGAACCATAACCACCGATCACCAAATATTTTTCATAATCCCAATCGAAAATGTAATTATCAAAAGCAGGATTTATACACATAGTTGCTTTTGGCATTTTACACCATCCTTTTCATTCGCTACACATTAGCCGATTTTTTCTTTTTTCTTTTCGTTCTTTCTCTCTTTATATATTTCTCTCTTTCTTACTTTTCTTTTTTCTTTTATAGATACACAGATAAATATAATTATAATTATTATAATATATAATATTATATATATTTATATATATAATATATATTATATAATATATTATATTTATAGATATACATAGGAAATACATAAAGAATATTTACAATAGAATATTTACAGAAATACTATTTAACAAGAAGTAAGGTATAATATGCCCTACCCATACATAATAGCATTATATCCTGCTCAAAGTCAATACAAAAACGAAAATTTTTTAAATATTTTTACAAAAAATCGAGTATAAAATTGGTTTTATTCTCCCTCTTCTTCTTCCCAATCATCCCATTCATCACTATCACCAAATTCATCACTATCATCATCTGGATCATTTTCTTCCGCTTCTTCTATCTGATCCCTTGTAAATGTAGCAGAATTATTAACTTCAATTTCTTCATCATCCAGAACTTCGATTGCTTTTTTTGCACCCCGGTTGATTGTAATAGTGACTTGGTTATCGTCTGGATCAATTTCCACAATTTTATCCCTATTTCTTTTCCATTCATCGAACTTTCTGTTGTTCAACCAGAAAATAGCTGCATTTACATTAGGAGCAACTTCTTTTGTGGTAGTTTCTTTTAAAAGTTCTACAGTTTCACCATTGATTACTTTTTTACCTACAGTAACTTTGATCTCTTTTGTTTTATACCCAAGTGCTGCTTTTAACAGAGCATTTTCAACTTGATAATCTACAATCTCTTTTGTAGTTCTGATTGCTTCATCTATTTCTTCATATTTCTCACACCACTCATTTAATGTACTAGGAGATACACCCATCCTATTTGCTATTTCACTTTTAGTAAATGTGTCTCTACTCCAACTTCTGATTAAATCTAAACCATCTTCTGTGATCCAATAGTCTACCTTACTATCTCTTTTCTTTCCCATGATAAAAAAACTCCTTTACAAATGTTATTTCAAAAAAATCTTATATAGGATCAGAAAACAGGAAACAAAAAAATTGAAATGTGATTTTCCTGTTTTGTTTTAAGAGTGCCATACCTGTTTTAATTAAGGGATATTAAAACTACTCTGATTTATTCTTATTTATGTTTATTTCTATTTGCTCTCACTTTATCCTAGAGCATTTTAAAACACTTTTAACTACTTTAAAAAGCCTTTTCGGCTAAGTAGTCTGGATAATGCTCTCACTCGCACTCAAACTACTTTAAAACG